CACGATTTCTACTAGAGAGTTCTGGAGTGCGCCAAGAGGCAGAGCGGATCCTACGTTCTCACAGAACCAAAAATGGAGAGGAACGTTGAGGACGCGACCGTAAATTGACGGCTCAGCGGGTGATCCAGCCGTTGAAATCGCATGAGGGTACTGATTCAGACGATCGTAGGCATTTGCTGGGTCATAAACTTCGGGCAAGTTACCTACCATCTGATTGACCATGGCCTTCTTATTGGCATCAAAGTTCAAGTCAGCATACAACTTCATCCATTCTCCAGTGTGCCGAGCAATTTCCTGACCGTTGATGACGATAGATACATAATTGATCATATTGTACCCGATATTACGAACCCAGTTGAATTCGTACCCAATCGCCTGAGAATTCGAATTCAGGTTTGGGTGAGTTGTGCTTACCGGAACGACCGACGAATATATATTCGGAAGCGTCATAACGATATAACAATCGTTCAAAAGCTGGGCAAACTGCTCAACTTTTGCTCGTAACGTCAGCGAACCTGAAACAGGAAGACGTAAATTTTTGGACTTGAACACCAATTCAAACTGTTCCATCGCGAAATCCGTGTGGCGCTTATACACCGACCTAAAATGAGTGAACGATGGGTTCCCACATACTAGTTGATCTTGTGCGCCTTTATTGACGAGCTGAATTACACCTCCAGACATCCTCTTACTTATTTACTGAATAGTTTTATGCGTGAAAACGATGCGGATTAAGTAACGGTTAACCGAAAACTGCCTCCCAGTAATTTGCCTACACAAGATCACCTTCCTGTATCTTGCCAATACAGCACTTGCCTCCAGCAATCTTAGGACCTGGCTGTGTAATATTATTACAATCACATAGGCGAACAGCGATCAAGAATAGAGGGTATACTGCAGGATCAGGGTTAACAACGCGCATATAATCCGCAGTCTGTGATGCGCGGTAATTGATCCACTGTTCGTTAGTACGGCGAATACGGCTAGCTCCCGTATGCTTCTTAATGAGAGATGGAAGAGTGTAAGCTACCTGAGGAACCGTCGGAATATCTACATCCGTACCATCTGCAATTGTGTAAGCATAGGTACGAGCGCCATTCAAACGTTTCAGGCGAATCCAGTCGCCAGCCGATAAACCTACAGTTCCACGCTGGTTGTTTGAAGATGTGCGTCCATGGGCTACGGTGGCCATTTATACAACACCTGGGAAAAAGGAAATTGTGTTGGGGCCATTACGTGATCCGATTTGGAGCAGACGTTTATTGTCCTGGAACGCAAGGTAATCAAATATCTCATTGGTTTTGGGATCCATGATCATCACGATCCCCTTGATTTTTATAATTTGGAGTTTGCGTAGTTTCTTTAAGAGATTGCGCTGGTACAGTTGATCACGTTCGTCCGTCAAGTAAGATGGACGGTACGCTAAATCTTCAGCCGTAACGGCTGTATCGAAACGCATACACTGAATCACTGGCTGTTCACGCGAATGTAACTTACGATGAATCTCACAATCTACCGCGGCCTGCTTCAGAATCGTAGTAATACTCTTGATAATACGGTTCTTGCGGAAAGCGACTTCATACAGGAACTCATCAGACGTCATAAAGGTTTCGCGCGGCTCGTCACCTTCATACCGCTTTAACTCCATATCGTTACGACGAATGAGAGTGATATTGGGTCCTTCCTGATCTTTCATCTGCTCTTCAGAAAATACTGACATGTATAGTTTTACGGTAACTGTACGGTCTTCGGGAGGTAGAGACGCATGAGAGTTCACGCGAATAGCGCGGCCAATCACCTGCTCAATACGACCAGGGTTCCAGTACGGTTCCATGATGTAGACGTTTCGGACATTCTTTAAGGTAATACCTTCAGCTGCCTTCTTGGTTCCCATGAAAATACACAGACGTCGCTCCTTGATTGAATCTTTCAGAGATGAAGGAAACGTTTGGCTGTAATCTTCATTGAAAATCTGGCGCATCAGTTCAGCCTCTTCTTCCGTCTCGTCGCCAGTATACATTCCAAACGCCGGCACACCTTTCTCCATCTCGCCTTCGCGCCACTGTCCACCTTCCTTAATGAGCTTGTACTTCTGAAACCCATTATGCTTCAGAATGATCGCGAATAAACCCAACCCTTCCAAAGACTTGTATTCGGAATATACGAACTGGTTATGCAGTTCTCCCATCTTTCCAACAGTAGATTTCAGATCTTTCAGCATCTGTGCCATTTTGGGTGAGAAATGAGCAAGGACTTTAGGAGTTAAGAACCGTTCCGGATCTGCCTCCAACTTATCCAGAATAACCTGCTTGTCTTCCGGAATAGGTCGGCCGTACATTGACATCTCGGTCTCATTCTCGTCCGTCAACTTATACTTGAACTCTGGCGGAACCGCAAAGTTACATACGAGGCGCGACGTCATTCGGAACGAACCCATTTCGTCGTTCAGGGACGGAGACCGTTTCTTTTTGGCTTCACGATCAATCTCTATCTTGCGGGCTTCTAAGTACATAAGGTACTGTTCTGGAGACATCGCGATTTTCTGCAGGGTCTTCTCTTCATCCAACCGTTTCGGAATGAGTTTCTCGTCGGCTCCCTTGTAGTACGATACTAGACCTTGGATACGCCGTCCGAACATCAGAGCGTTCTTGATATTCAAACCGTCAACGAACGTATTAATGAATCCTTGTGGTCCATCAAAATCGGTAGGCAAGCATTCCAGCTTTTCAACCCCCATTTTATCTTCACCCAGCAACTCTACACCCGCAAACTTGGTTTCAAACTCAGTCTTCCATTCCGTTGCCCATTTACGAATATCAGTCTCCTGCTTGTAATCTTTATTGTACTTCACGGCAATACGATCACCCTTGTCGTTATACACGCTCTCAAAATAAGGAGGATTACGAGTAATCTTGATTTCGTGCTTTACCGAATTGTACTCTATCGTATCCACATCCTTCTGCTGCCGGAAAAAAGCAGTCATCAGAGCTTCGTCCCAGGCCATTGCCGCCTTGGTAGGAACCGTAACTCGTTCAATGGGTCCACGCAGAAGATTCATCATGAATGCGATTTCCTGTGGGCGATTGATTACTGGAGTTCCAGATAGAGCCACAACTTTACAGTTGGTGGCATTGTAAATCATATTGTACAGCTTCTGCTTGATTTCGCGCTCGGACAGAACCGAGCTAATTAAGTTATGTGCCTCTTCCAAAATCACGATGGAATCATCGAACATCCGTTCAGACGGCAGAAGTTTGTCGACATTCGATTCCATGATACCGTTATAGTTAATGAAATGGAAGCGTGAATTGATCATATCGTTGACCTGAGCTTCAATACCCTTTTGCTGGTCACGAGTCAGAGTTCGGAAGTTAGGAGCGGCTTCAGGAACCGTCATAAAATAGCTTCCGTTCTTGTCCAGGTACTCTTCCGTAATACCCAATGATTTTGCAGTATCGCGATCCTCTTCCGATGTAATCTGTTTCTTCATCCAGTGCTGATCTAGGATATACACTGGATCGCCACACTTCCGGATCTCTTCAATGAAATTGGCACGAAGCGAAGCAGGGAGAAGAACATAGACCTTCTTATTGCTCATTAAAGACTCAGCAACTGCAATAGCCGAACACGTCTTGCCTGAACCGAGACCGTGGAACAGCAAGAGACCACGGTAAGGAGTTTCAATAAGCAAGTAATCGCGAACTAGCTTTTGGTATGGGAACAGCTCACCCGGTTTTCCATCAGTGCCCTCTACATCTTTTTGGCGGTACTTCAAGAAGATTCGGGTTATGGAATCTGCGAATGCTCGGCGACTAGGCAGAACGTATGACATTCTCACTTAATTTTAGAACCGAAATGATAATGGAAGAGGTTGTCCGCAAGAATCCAAAACTCTGGACTGTCGCAATTTACTTGTTTTATGTGGCGGGATTCCTTTACCTAAAGCCATCTGTAGCTTTCGGAAAAGACGGAAATATCCGTCCCTTTGGAGTTGGAAAGAAGGACTCTACAGTCTTCCCAGTATGGATTTGGATTCTCGCACTGGCAGTGGCTGCGTACTTGACTGTAGTGTACATCTTAGACTTCCAGATGTAAATTACTTTCCGACCTTTCATTCTTACGGCGTTCAAGTGTCTCTTTTATAGAACGAAGACGATTAGCTATATGTTCAGGTGATTGTTTTTTCCCCATATGAGCTTTACTCTTTTTGAATTTGGTTTCATCTGATTCTTTCTTTCCTAATTTATTTATGTTACCTTTCATTGCATGACTTTTCTTAGATTTAGTTTCATCTGATTCTTTCTTTCCTAATTTGTAGGTGTTACCTTTCATTCTTTCTTTTTGCCAGGGATGAAGTATACCTTTTCTAGAATCACTCATTTTTTTTCTTATATCGTCTGTCAGAGTTGAGCTTGATCCTCCTTTAAGTATGTTATAACCATTTGGTACCAATGAGTTATTAACAGATATTAATTCTATCTCCTTTTTGTTTAGTTCTTCTTTAGAATCACACGAACATATAACTTCAAACTTAAAGTTATCTGTGCCATGTAACCTCAAACTATTATTAAGAGCCTTACAACAATCTCTGCCGTGCTTTGCAGAATTCTTATGAGCATACCATCTTCGTATAGGCGGAGTTTGAATGGTTTGACCGTAGTATTCTTTCCCATTAATTGTATTCGTAATTTTATAGATGTGTCCATATGCCATTTGTATAAAATAGTGTTATTAGTTTAAACTTTTCTTTCCTTGACTTTGACTTCTAAAGTTCATAGAAAAAAGTGTCTGGATTGAATTTCGCTTTATCCAGCAAGTTTCGCAAGACCTCTTCGTCTGCCAGTTTATACTCCCCAATCTTCTGGTAATTGTTTTCCAAAACATCGCCCTCATGAACGATCATATCTTTCTGAGGTCGCTGGGATAGTGGATGTAAGATAAGTTCAGGAACAGATTCCGTTCCTGTCCCATCAGTGGCCGGTTTCATATACTTCCTGATTTTCCGGGTAGTATTCCGCTTCAAGTTCTCTTTGAGTCGTCCCGCATCGTTCACGGAAATACCCACCATTCCCACAATATCGGGATACTTCTTGATGATTGTATCACTCAAGCACGGATCGTATGCTGCTCGGGGTTTCGGTAAACATCCCTGAGGAACCTTTGAACACCGTTTCAGGAAGTTCCGTTTAGTGTTTTTGTCCAACCGAGTATTCTTCGATGGAGTTAGAAGCCACAAAACTTTGACGTCACGAACAAGTTTGTATACCGTTACTCTTTTGAAATCCTTAATCCAGATTCCAAGTGCCAGTTTTCCCACGAACGGATTCGGGTAGAAAAACACGTTCTGGTTTGGGGTCATACACCGTGTTCCGTCGGGTAATGGAACTCCTCTCACATCATCTTCCGGCTTCTTTACCAGACGGAACAGTAGTGTCCCTTTTGGTATAGTTTTGACTTCAAGTTTCTTACGACGATATACGATCGTCTCCATTATTACTAATGCTGAAATAAACACACGATATAGAATCCTCGGATCTTATACTTCTCCCATTTCAAATCTAGATCATCTAATCTTGCAAAATTGTAATTTGCCGGAACTTTCAGGAACACGTAATCAGGTCCACGTTCGTACGTTTCCAGTAAAGTACGAGCTATTTCGTCTACTCGGTATTTCCCCAAATACAAATCTAAATTATCCTTTTCCTTGTAACTTAATCCTCCCCAGGGAGCATCAATATACACTATATCCGTATCCATAGTAGACATAGCTTTTACCGAATCGCCTTGATGAAGTTCTACGTTCTTGAGTTTGAATGTTTCGACATTATTTTGCAACGCTTTGAAATTGTCGGGATTTATTTCGTAAGAATGAACTTTCTTGAAATGTAATCCGAATAAAATCGTATCACCTCCTACATTGCCAGTCATATCAGTAATCGTTTTGGCTTTCAGGTTCTTGACAGTATCCTTCATGATCTGAATCAACTTTTCTCCGTCGCGACGTTTGGTGATAGAGTACTCGCCTTCTTCTGTCATTTGGAGTTTATCGTAATCTACCCCTGTCTTCTTAGGAAATAAGATTTCCATACGGCTTCGCGCTCGTCCTTTCAGAGGATTTCGGCGAGTATACCCCATTATTTAGTCGCAGGTTTCGCGTTTGCCGCTTCCGCCTGGCGTTTCGCCTGAAGTTTTGCCAATAGATCAGTCTTGAACTTAGACATCTCATCTACTGTAGGAACACATGCGGCTTTTGTGGTATCGTGCGCGGCCCATACAGTCATCGGCCAAAGGAAGAGCATGATAATATACCCTAAAGCCAAGTTTGTGGCCATACGTTCCTGAAGTCCAAAACTGATGAAAAAGTTCTCGAACGGAGCACGGAAGAACTGGAATAGCGCAGCAAAAAAGTATGCTATCGCACAGGGAGCCCCGGCAATAGCTCCATTTTTTAGCGAAGATGACAAGCTGTACTTGGAACATTCAGCATACGTACTGATCATAAGAACGAGCGCTGTACCAAACGTTATTCCGCCAAATACTGTTGCGGTAGGAACTACAAGATTCAGAGCGACTTCCATTGTTTTTACTACATACTTTGATGTGTGGCAATCAGACGTTCAACATCTGTCATGAGAGCAATACGTTCAGTATAATGCGGTCGAATAACTGAACGGCATTCGGACATAGATTTCCAATCGACTTCTGACACTTCTTTGCTCTGCATGAACGTCAGCTTCTGCTTCAAATTAATGATCTTGGAATCACGAAGCAGCGCTACGAAATAGATATGACGGTACAGAACGTTATTGGTTCCACGGAATGTTTCAACGAATTTGAGATTGGGATGCAGAGTATACGCTTCAGGAGGAATATTAGTCTCTTCGAAGAATTCGCGAACGGCACACTCAGAATCAGATTCCCCACGTGCTCGACGACCTTTGGGAAACCCCCATTCTGGATCAGAATACTTTGAACGATTACGCTGAATGATATCTGCCCTGTCCAACTGGTAGTATTTGGATTTGGAGATCTCGTACTCTGCAGAATGAGTGTCTCGTCCTTGCCCCCAGAGTCTCGTCCACAAAGTATCGAACTCTTCTGACACAATAGAGTTCTGTTCCGGAATCGTCATGTTGCCCACCAGGCGTTCATAGTACGCTGGATCGCCCATTTCGTACTTTCCCCTAATAAACTCCATATATGCCATGGAATCTTTCCTCTTCACCATCAGAACTCCGATGGTTCGCGGGTCTACGGGTAGTTTTAAAGGCTCGTAGGCTCCCCGTAGCAGGAGAATCCCACACGAGATAATTGGGTCTTTACATGTTCGGAACACGTGTCCTTTCTCACCACAATTGTTGCAGTACATTTCCTTCGCCGACATTTCACTGTCATACCGTCCGTTTTTACTTCCGGCTTTCTAACAAATGGGTGGAAGCTCAAGTAAAACAGTCCTGCCACCGATTCTTGGAGTAGACCCTACCAAGGGAACTTACTCTGGAGACTACGTGACCCAGCTTGCCGCCACCAATGCTGCCGCTCAGCAGGCGGCGTATAAGGTAGCCCAGTCTGCGTACGGAGCCGCTTCAACGTGGAAGACGGTGGCGTATTCAGTCGTGGGAATTGTGATTGCCGTCCTTGTAGGTATCTCTATTTACGATATCTATGCCCGCATCACAGGAAAAAAGACGATCATGTGGCCAGGAGCTGTACAGGTATCTGCTCCTTCGTCTACGACTACACCGCCGTCAACTGTAGGCGTTGGGTCAGGATCTTCACCTTACTCTTCGACCGAAAGTGATTCGGCGTACAAGACGGTAGGTATTACTGGCCCTACGGGTCCTACGGGTCCTGGAGGTCTCCCAATCGGCATGGCTCCTCCTCCACCGCTTCTGTGGGAGTGGTGGTACGGTTCTCCTTCAATGGCTGGTGCTGTGGACGGTACCGGCACAACAGTCGTTCCCGCAATGAACGCTCCTCTGTCGGCCGGTAACCAGGGAGCGTATGGAATGCAGTGGTGGATGTACATCAAGGACTGGAATTACGGATACGGCAAGGAGAAACCTATTATCGTACGCCCTGACGCTACTAATTCAGCCGTCATGAATCCTCGCGTCGTTCTCCACCCAACCGACAACTCTCTGCGTATCAGCGTCTCAGTCTTCCCTTCAGATGAGAGCGGAGCAGTCTCTGAGCCCGCTGCTGCCGGACACCATGGATCGACCGACGACGTATTTATCTGCGAAGTCCCCAATATTCCCCTCCAGTCCTGGTTCTCGGTTTCCCTGACGGTGTTTGAGCGTAACTTGGATGTGTACCTCAATGGTATGTTGGTTAAGTCTTGCTTTATGTCCGGAGTACCCAAACCAGCGATTGGCGACATTCAGGTAACGCCGGAAGGAGGATTCTCAGGAATGGTGTGCGGACTCACTACGTCCAACAAAATGATTAATCCATCTGACGCTCTAGCATTCTACAGCTCGGACAATTCGTGCCACACGATTTCTGATAAACCAGCTGCAGCAATCAATACTACCGGGTACTCTGTGAAGTTCGGAGTGTATGATACAGTTGGACGACAAGTCAAAGAATATACATTCTAAAACTATAACAATGGATACGGTCGTTATTCTATTTGCGATTATAGCCGCCGTGGCAACCGTGTATCTAGTATACCGGGCTTTCAACAGCCCAACATCTGTCAGTAATGTACTGACAATTGTTGGCCCTATTTCCGACGGACGAAAGCAGTTTGATAGTCCGCTCCAGATCCCTAAATCGTTCAACGAGAAGCAGGGAATGGCGTTCTCGTACGGTTGCTGGGTGAAGATCAATGATTTCTCGTACCGCTATGGCGCTCCTAAACTCATTTTTACTAAAGGACCACTTGACTTAACCTCAATGTGCCCTGCTCTGTTTTTGGACTCTACATCTAATTCCCTCATCGTAAAGATTGACACCTTCGGAGGAACGGAAGTCATACCTGTAGGTAACATCCCTGCAAAGAAGTGGGTACATGTTGCGATTGCGATTTCTCAGGATTCCGTGGATATTTATGTCGATGGAAACTTGTACCTCCACCACTCACTGACCCAGGTTCCCAAGCAGAACTTGGAGACCGTTCATACCACTGCCGCAGGTGGATTTGACGGTGCGATTGCCGGTCTGACATACTACAAGTACCTCTTGACCCCTGATTCTATTGCTGGTATTATGGCTTCGACTCCTACCGTTGGACAGGATACGGATGCTCTGCCGCCTTACCATGACAACTCATTCTGGCTGAGCCATCTTTAAGTAATTGCCTGTAATCCTGCCTGGGCAGCTGTAGCCTGGGACATTTGAGCTTTTGATTGTGATTTCATATCATCTACTTCCTTCTGTAACGCCGTTAGCTTTGAAGCCAACGCCGCTACTTCCGTATCGTCACCTGCTGGACCTGTAGCACCCGTACTTCCGGCTGGAGCTGCTGGTGCCGGTCCCGTAAGACCAGTCATAGGACCAGCAGTCGCACTGGTCAAGTGCTCCATGACGATCATGTCCTTATTGGCTACCGTATAGGCTATTAGAAATACCAGAACACCCAGAGCTATCCAGTAATAATACTTCATTATCATTTAATGCATTTTAGTTTTTAGATCTTTAACTGCCTGTTCCAA